CAAAAGATAGCCCGATTACAAACTGGTGCATCTCCATTCCGGGGCGGTTGTAGAAGTTCATGGCTTCTTTCCATGCCTCTAGACTTCCCTTGGTTTGGAACGCGTGGAACAGATGTGCTGTTGCTGACGAGGGTGGGTTGTGGTCTACCCTATCTGCACGAATCTCCTTATCTCCTAGCACGAACGCTTCGTGCTTATCGTCTATCCATCCAAACTGCCTACGAGCCGTGTCCGCTCTTGCGTTAAATTGCATGTGGTTCACCCATGTTGTTATATATGACATTAGTTCATCGGTCTTAATCATCGCCACGCCGTTGGATGACATGTGCTTACGCAGTTCATCTTTGGATGTAGCAGATGCAAGAGGTATCGTAAATTCCCGCACCCCGTCACGAGGAAGATGTAGCCTCACGACTACAGCCTCACCCACATCAGAGTCCAGCAACCTACGGGTTACGTACATATCGTTGTGATAAATCATCACTTCGATTTCATCTTCTTGCTTGATGACGCGCTTAAAGATGCCTCCGTTCTTTCCCCTGAAATATGGTTCGGGATACTTCGGTATAACGTATGTTTGTGTGTGCCCTTGATTCACATTCGCCGGGGCATCTTCTACGATGTTGTCTTCCTCGGTTGCTTCTTGCACTTCTCGACCTAGCACAATCGGGGATTTGATTGAGCCTTTGCTTGGGCATCCGTCGCAACCTTTGGGGTTGTATTCTTCAAACTTGGCGCAGGTATAAGGACCACCCTTGATACCACGTACTTTCCTGTCAGCAAATTGTGGGCTGTACTCAGGGTGCCCACTAGAAATCTTCTCGATTGCTTTGTCAGCATCTACACAAAATTTGGCGATAGATAAGCCTGCCCTCCACATCGGTTCCGACATGGTTGCTTGGTTCTCGTAAATATAACCCAACTGTTTACAGCCCTCACCCTTCACGGTTTTAATCATGATGGTCTTGAACCGATTCGTGTAGTTCCCAAGGATTGCCTTGGTTACTTCGTCCATCTCTCCACGTGGGATGTAGGGCCGCCGCTCAACGAGTGGGTCACCGATAACATCTTTTAGTGTGTCAAGCTCATACGGTGAGCTACCCTGTCCTAGTAAACTGACAGGGCGTGCCACGTCGTTTTTGTAGTTAAGAGTCCCCGGAACCCGTAAGATTCGCACCGCATCCGCTGTTACCACAGGGTCAGCGTGCAGGTCATGGTCATCGCACATGCTCTTTAACTTCTCAGCCAAAGGCAACCATGTTTCACGTGAAACAGGTTCGGTGAATGTCCAGTAGACGTGCACACCCCCACCGGAGTTAACCAGCGATGGTTTCGGCATCTTGGTCGCCTTGCAGAACTGCTTTAGGGCAGTGATTGCTTCGGCTTGTGTCTCGTATGGTTTGCCTTCTCCGCAGTCTAGGTCTAGGAACAACGATCTAAGTTGTTTGACGTTCGGTGCTTTGCGTGACTTGCCATCCTCGAATGTTGCTAATGCGTAATACGCATCGTATCCCTCATCCCTCAAATTCTCGGCTACGGTTACTGCGTCTTCCACTGTGCGGAAGAACTTTTGTACAGGCTTGTCTGAATCTTTTTTTAGCCCAACTATGCAGTAGTATCCGTCGTCCCCGAGGACTTGCTGTAAAAATTCTAAATTGTCCATAGCCACCCATTGTTAGGTGGGGGTACTCGCTACGTCCGACAGTCAGGAGTCCAATCTAGACCTGCCAGCATCCGCTTTCCCCCCGAAACCGTTAATTAAGCATCGTCCCACTCGCCAACCAAGTCTTCCAACTTGGATTCATTGGCTACGGGTGCTTTCTTGGGTGCCGCTTTCTTTGGTTCTTCAACTTCCTCAGCCTCTACCTTAGCAGGTTTGGCTTTAGGGGCTTCTTGCACTTCTGCCTCGGGTGCGAACAACGATGCCTTTGGCTTGTCCTTAACGCCGTCGGTTTGTGCCACAGTCAGCGTGATTGCATTGACTGCTTCGGTAGAGTCCTTGAGATGTTGGACTACGTTGAACTCTTCCTCGGTCACGGGACGCACAGGCTTGAAAACCAACTTAGGTGTGGGGCTTGCAGTATCGAAACGCATCTCGGTCACAACACCGGTAATAGGTGTTCCGTGGTTCTTCAAGTGGCGAGCATAGGCTTGCAGGGGTAACTTGCCCTTCTCACCGTCACCGAACACAGATGTTGGGGGCAACACCAGTTGGTAGACTTCTTGTTTATCCACTTCACCATCAAGCACAACGGCTAAACGCTGTTGGTAACGGCATGCACGGCTATCGCCTTGACCGGAACCCTTGATGTTTTGTGGGCAGTTCAAGCAGGTGGCTGATTGCTTGTTCTCTGCCTTGACCTTCTCATCAGGGCGTTGGCTGTCGGACGACCAGCATGTTGGGGATACGGCTTCACCTTCGCTATAAGTTCCTGAGTAATAGATACGGGAAACTTTCGGCGCGGCTTTGATGATGACAACATTCATCGCACGCTCTTCGGACACGCGGTATTCTTTACCGCCAATGAACTCACGGAATACTCCGCCCTTGATACTGATACGACGTGCACCTAGGCTTTCTCCAGCCAGTGCGTTAGTTGCATCATCTGCGTTTGCGTTCTTGAGGTATGCGGGTAGTCCGCCTTTGAAAAGTGCTAAATCACTCATTTACATTCTCCTTAAATATCTTCGTCGGGGTTAAAGTTTAAAGTCATTTGGGTTGAGCCCTCTGGGGGTTTCACCGTAAGACTTCCGTCTGCCTCTTCTCTCACAAGCGTTCCGCCGTTTAGGGTTCGCATCGCCTCTTCTACTTCACTAATCTTGAAACGGTAGACACCGCCAATCTTTAGCGAGGGGATTAGGTCTTGTCGAATCCATGCGCGGACAGTCGATATGGACACTGCAAAATGCTTTGCCACACTTTCTATCGGAACGAAAGATTCATCAACCATTTTTACTCCTTTTTATGGTCACGGAATATTCCGCGTTCGCGTTTAGCCCCGGCGGAAGCACGTCGGGGTTCTCTTCTAAAAATGCCTTCATATTGGTTTGGTGAAGTCGCTTCTCCAACAGTTCCGGCACACCATGTTCAAGGATGAATTTGCCCATGGATTCCCAGTCGTTAGTTGAGTACGTTGTCCTCACGGTGCGGTACACAACTCCGGCTTCGGTTCGCAGGCTCTCAGCGCCAATGGCTTTCATGTGGTCAAGAATTGCTGTCTTGACTGTCTTCATGCCGTTTTCAACCTTGGCGATTTCCGCTTCCAGTTGTTGGGTGAGTTCTGCTTTCTTGTCCCGCATCTTGATATAGACACGGGTAAGTTTTTCTAGAGGCACTTCTGCCTGTACTGTATCTTCTTCCATTTACATTCTCCTGTTTTAAAAATACGATAGCGGCTTATTTTTCTCACTATCTACCCTCTACTCTACTATCAAATTCTACCTTAGTCAAGTAGATTCTTGTAAAGTTCAACTAACTTTACATGATCGTCTATACGGTTGTCAAGCATTTTGTATAGGTGTTTCTCCGCATTACTACCTTGTAATCTGACCACCGTGACTGGGTGGCGTTGCCCCGCTCTGTGCGCTCTTGCATTGGCTTGTGCGTAGGTTTCAAGGCTTGGGGTCGGCCCCCACCAAATAACTGTGTCAGCCGCTGTCAAGGTCACGCCATGAGCCGCCGCTTGTGGTTGGATGATTAAAACTCTTGGGTCACTGGTATCTTGAAAATTTCTAAAAATCTCCGCCCGCTTGTGGGCTGGCACGTCGCCGTTGATGATCTCGGTGGTGAACCCGTCCGCGCTTAGTTTTTGGCTAAGAATCTGGATAGTGTTCTTGAATGGAACAAAGATCAATATCTTTTGCTGTGTCTCGTCCATCACTTCTCTCAACACCTTATAGCGGTTTTTAATGTCGAACTCCAAGGTCTCGCCCGTATCCGAATACACCGCACCACAGGAGATTTGTAGGAGTTTGCTCAAACCTACGGCAGCATTTACTGCTGTGATCTGCTCACCTGCTGTCTGGACAACTAGTTGCTTGCGTAACAACTCATAATATTTTTTCTGTTGTGGTGTAAGTTCGACTTCCCGGGTGACGTACGTCATCTCAGGCAGGTCAAGACATTCTTCCTTTGTGAAGCGGATAGCGGGTTGCAGGGCTTCGTAGACTATCTTGTCCGCGTTGGGGCGTGGCACCCACTTGAACTGGGTAATCTTGTACATGACCATGTCTTTGAACGCGCTGTAGAACTTAGGCACACCGCTTGGGCTAACAAGTTTTGCCAGTCCGTAGGCGTCCACGGGGGACTGAGCCGCAGGTGTTCCGGTCAGCATCCACAACCATGTCTCAGGCTTTAGAATCCGGTTCAGCGTTTTCCAACGAGTTGTCTGTGCGTTCTTGTACGCATTGGCTTCGTCGATAACGATCAGATCAAACCCACCATTAGCCACTGCCTCTTGAACAATCTCGACACCGTCATAGTTGATGATGACAAACTCAGCGTCCGATGCGATGACTCGGTTGCGCTTCTCCTTCGAGCCGTAGGCAATGTCCACGGTGCGGTGCATAGCAAACTTAAACAAGTCAGCACGCCAAGCGGAGTCCATGATAGACAAGGGGCAGATAACCAATACACGGCGAATCCGACCAAGTTTCATCAAATAGTCCGCAGCCCAAATGACAGAGCCCGTCTTCCCTGTGCCTTGCTCGTTAAGGCAAAAAGCACGCTGGTGCAAAGTTAGGAATGACGCAGTAGTCTTTTGATGGTCAAACGGTTTATGGAGTCCGGGCCAGTTGTACTGTCCTATGATTGGTGATGGGATGTTTTTTATTTGTAGGTTCTTGAGCACCCTCGCCTCATCTAGTCCCCACTTGACCGCCACCTGATTGGTGCCGATTTGCTTGCTCTTTGGTATGACTGTCGTGACCTTATTGGGGTGACGCAAGTTCAATAGCAGTATCTTGTTCTCTACGATTTCCATATTTCTCCTGTTTTTATAAAGCACTGACAGAGCAAAAGTGGTCTCCCACTTCGCTCCATCAGATTGTCGGTTCCCTACCGGAAAGAATAGTGCCAACTGGTAAGGTTATTTTCGGTTTCCCGTGATGCACGCCACTCATACCTTACGCTTGCATCAGACTATGAACCATCAGGCTCGTCGTTTTCTTTCTCGCTTGCTAGTCTCACCGACTAGGTTGCTTTTTGAGTCTCTCTTAAATGACCGATTCTTTGCAGGGCTCTGCACGGTGAATCCGTCCTTGTTGCTACCGCCTTTGTCCAACGCTTTCTTGTGCGCTAGGTCTTTACCTTCACGGCTCTCGGCAGTTTTGTCTTTGTCTGTTGGGCTGTCCTTGTGCTTCTTGTCGTATTCACGACGCAAGCGTTGACGTTCCATACGGCGTTCTAGTTCGCCACGGGCTTTTTGTTGCTCATACTCTTTCTTGTATGGGCGGGGTTTATTTACATACGGCATCAGTTCCTCCCGTTATGGGCGCACTCAAGCACCAAACAATGCTTCTTGCATAGTCCGCTAGGGCGTGGATTCCACACATTGTTGGCGTATGAGAACTTCATACGGTTGTGCTCTGCGAACCATTTTGACCACATCTTATCCTGATTTTCAGCATCGTACGAGTCTTTGATAAAGTTTTTTGAGACCACAAAAAGTAGCCCCGCTTTAACCCGTTTTACTTGGGGGAAGTGCTTGAAAATAGCCAACGCCATGAGTTCCAGTTGGTCAGTATCGGCATACTTGGCGGACTTACCCGTCTTGTAATCTACGCACCGCGCTTCTTCCCCGTTAACAATCAGTAAGTCGGCAACACCACGCCACCAAACATTGGGGTCTTTGAATCCGCAAGGCTCTAGGTTCTCGGTCAGACCGAACTCATACTCGCAATACTTGTCCCCCGCTAACTGCTTGAGGTTGTCAAGGGTTTGTTTGACATAGTTGAACTGTGGGGGCAACGGTACGTCATCACGTACGTAGTGTTCTGCTGCCGAATGAAACTGCTTACCATAAGTTATTGCATCCGTAGGTGGTTCGACTACATCTTTTACTACCTTCAAGTGGTAGTACTTCTTTGGGCACTGATCGTACGTCTTGATACTGGAGTAACTCCATGCGGGAATTTTATTCGTCAAAGTCAACCTCGATTTCGTATGGCTTATCGTTTTTCCACACATTGTTAATAATGCTGGCGGTTAGGTTTTGTTTTGTTATGGTCATGGATTGGGCTAAGGCTTGGGTGTAGCGTTTGCTAAGTTCTACATGAACAGCATCGTCTACCTTTTCAGCAGTGATCGTCATCCCTAGTTCGTATGACTTGTGTTTAAATTCATTCGTCATCTTTGCATTCTCCAAAGTCGACTTCGATTGTGTGTTCGTACTTCTCGGCGTAACCCAAATGCGCTTCTTCAAAACAAGCATCAAGTATCTGACGCGATGCTTTTATCATATCGAGCCGAGTCAGTGGTTTTATTGGTGGTGTCAGTGGTTTAACAATCACCATAGGATTTTCCATACCCGCTCTCGCAGTTAACAGGTAATCCACCAGCCCAATCGGGCGTCCACCGCATGGATTCTTCGATAAATTTTTGGGCATCTTGAACTTCTCCTTCGGGCACTAAACAAGCAATGGCGTCGTGCACAGTCAGCACTACATCGTAACGCTTTGATATGTTAATCATCTGCTCACCAATGATGCAACGGGCAATCGCTTGGCACACATTCTCGATTACTTTACCGCCATAGATTTTGTTCCAACCGTAGCGTGTCTTGTACTGGTACTGGATACCTTTCTCGTCACGGATAGGCACTAACTTCTCGTAGCGCATCAGCAACCCACTTGGTAAACGGATACCTTTCTCCACAGGGTCTATGCGTAGTACGCCTTCACGTCCTAGAGGTGCTGAGTAGCCCTTGCTAATCGCCTCCAAAGCGAGTTGCGCTTGGCGCCATAACGCCACAATGTGTGGATATGTCTCTCGATAGACTTGGATAATGTGCCTCGCCTCGCCTTCCGTGACTGTTGTACCAAACGTCTTGAGTTGTGCCCCAAACTTCTGAGCACCCATCCCGTACCCCGCACCGAGAATAGTTGTCTTACCGACAAAGCGTTCCTCTTTTGTAATCTCCGCAACATCCTTGCCGTAGATCGCTGACGCCATGATCTTGTATACGTCCTCACCATTTTTAAATGCCTCCACTAAGTCATTCTGTCCCGCCAACCATGCCAACACCCGCGCCTCAATTTGGCTAGAGTCGGCATCAATAATCATGTAGCCCTCGGGCGCAACAATCGCCTTCTTTAACTTGCCACCATTCTCACCACGTGATGGTAAGTTCTGTAGATTTAAAGAGTCTGAGCCACCCCACCGCCCAGTATGAGCCGCGTAGTATTTCAGTGGCACAGGCATAAGCCCGCGCTTGGCAATACCAATAAATCTTTCTGTCCTAGTTTCTTCTAGTGTGGACTTCGTACCAAGACGAGCCGCAACTAGAGCCTGCACTCTCACATCAGGGTGTCCAGCAAGTGCCTTGAACTCTTCATCATTCTTGGCAAGTGCATACGTCTCTTTGTTAGTCGTCGGGCTAACTTTCATTGGAACCTTAACACCTAACCCTTCAAGTAGAGCCGCGAACTTCGGGTTACTAGCGAGGTCAGTCTTCTCAACATCTGCTTGCAGTAACAGCATGTTCTTCTTATCTTGTATGTCACGCAAGTGCATCTCAAGCAAGTTCAAGTCAAGGTCTAGTTTGGGTTGAATGAACATACGCAAAGTCAGGTCGATGAGTTTCATCTCCTTCTTCGGGAACCCACGAGTCACCATGGCGTTGAACAACTTGTAGGTTAAGTTCACGTCGTTAATACAGTAGTCACCATATCTGCTAAGTTCTTCCTCTGTGAACTCTTCACGCCTTTTCCCGGAGGCAGCGATTACTTCATCACCCTTAACACCTATTTTGTATGCTTCAACAAGCGACCCGAGGCCCGCACTCGATTCAACACCATGCAGTCCACGTGCCATGCACATTGTGTCGGCGTACGCCTTCGCATGAATACCAAATACGTGAGACAAGATAAACCCGTCAAACGCTGTGTTGTGCGCAAGCATCATGGAGTCAGCCCACGCAAACGATTGCAGATACTTCTTAATCTGTCCGTGCGTACCGCTCGCCCATTCGGTCTCTCCGCCGTTTAACTTAACACCCACGCCGATGACTTCAAACTTGTCATCACGCACATACTCCTCAGTCGTCATCTTCGACAAACTGAATGTCGACTTCTCGTAGTAGGTTTCAAAATCTATTGTGATTATGTTCATGCTTGTCCCCTTCCATCTGGGTGTTCATTAAATTCATCTACGGCTTGTTGGTGCGCTTGCGGTACGTTGCGTTTTAAATAACGCATGGCAGTTCTTTTCCAATGAGCCAAATTTACGCAACTCTTAAAAATTATTTCGTTCGCTTCTCTAAGTTTAAGTATCATTTCTTTTTGTTGTGCCATCACCTCATCTCTCTGTTTACACGCCTGTTCATATAAAGCATATAAAGTTTCAATATTGTTCTGCTTTTTAGCCTCCACCAGTTTGGCAAAGGCTTTTAAATCACCCATGTGTATGCCCTGACACGGCAACAAACCAGCCTGTCTAGCCATCTCAATAATCTCTTCGTTTGTCATAGTAACGCCTCTTCGTATTGGTTATGTTTTTGTTTAGTAAATTCGCGCTTTACTTTTTCTAGCACGCTTGGGTCTGCTCGCTCGAATGGATTCCAATCGTTTGAGGTTATTAAGCATATTAGTTCTGCGTTCTTCGAGTAACGCTTCTTCGGGGATGACAACTTCTTGGGTTGTAAATCGGTGTTCGTTTGCACATTCTCTCCTTCGTGTTTGCCCAAATGTGGGCGATTGTCTTGTCTCTTTAACTAGTGACCATGCACCGCACTCAGGGCACTTCATCTTCCGCCTCTTGTTTTGTTTCTTCTTTCGCTTGCTCGTACCCTATGTCATAAACATTTGATGCGAACGTAACTGTGTTCTCGTCTACACCTGCGCTACGTAGTAGCGTGACTAACTCTTCCTTTTTCATTGGTCACCGCTCATCATTAAGATTGCTACGATTACCCCGATTGCAATGACTGCACCGAGACCCATTAGTAATATTGACCACGCTATTGATTCAAGCATCTTGTCCTCCTAGTTCTTTAAGTCTTTCTTCCAAACGTCTTATACGTTGTCTGTTGTACTCGACAACGCTACCTGCATACTCAAGTGACTTCTCTGCATCCATCTTTGATAGATACGCTTCACGCAACTCCTTGCCAATGATTTCCTCCAATGTACGCGCACGCAGTAAGTCGCGTATGAAAGTTACGAACACCTCTCTGTTAGTCATTGTCGTCCTCCATGTCTTTGAGCATCTGATTTAAAGCCGTCAACTGCTTTAACTTTTCCATGTTTTGTTGGTGTA